GCCAGTGTTTATAAAAGCAGCAGAAGAAAAAATATTAAGATCTGTAGATTTAGATATATTTAGAAAAAATGTAACAAGCACATTAAATTCTTCAGATCAATATGTAAATGTACCTTCTGATTATCTTGCTGCTTTTTCTTTTCAAATAACTACATCTGGTTCAGAAAGTTTTTTACTTCAAAAAGATGTTAATTTTCTTAGAGAATATACACCCGCTGCTAGTACAACAGGACTTCCAAAATACTATGCTAGGTTTAGTGAAGATCATTTTATAGTAGCACCTACACCAAATAGTGGTTATACAGTTGAATTACATTATTTTTACAGACCTGCAAGTTTAACTGCTGGTGCAGATAGTGGGACAACTTGGATGAGCACAAATGCACCTTTTGCTTTATTGTATGGATCTATTGTAGAAGCATATATTTTTATGAAAGGTGAAACTGATATAATTACAAATTATACTAATTTATTTATGGCAGATTTAACAAGATTAAAAGATTTAGGTGAGGCAAGAGAAAACACAGACGGGTATAGAGTAGGTTTGCCTTCAAGAGCAAGGACATAATAAATGGCATTGGCTTTAAAAGATAGAGTTAAAGAAACAACAGCTACAACGGGTACAGGTACTTATACTTTATCTGGCGCAGAAACTGGGTTTGAAGCTTTTTCATCCGTAGGTGATGGGAATACTACTTATTATTGTTGCACAGATGGAGTAGATTTTGAAATAGGTGTTGGAACTTATACTTCTTCTGGAACAACTTTAGCTAGAACTACAATTTTACAATCAAGTAACAGTGATAGTGCTGTAAATTGGGGAACTGGTGCTAAAACAATTTTCTGTACCCAGCCTGCTGAAAAAGCAGCTTTTCTTAATGCAAGTGGTAATTTAGATATTGCTGGCGATCTTGATGTAGACGGCACAACTAATTTAGATGTAGTTGATATAGATGGTGCAGTTGATATGGCTACTACTTTAACAGTAGCTGGAAATGTAGACTTTAATGGAGATCTTGATGTAGATGGCACAACAAACCTAGATGCAGTTGACATAGATGGTGCTGTGCAAATTGACAATACTATAACTGTTGGTGCTAACGATCAAGGTTATGATGTAATTCTTTATGGTGATACTGCATCAGCAAACATGACATGGGACACATCGGCAGATGATTTAATTTTAAATGGTGCGGCAAGAGTGGTTGTTCCAGATGGTCAATTAGTTTTAGGAAGCACTGCTGTTAGTTCAACGGCTGCTGAATTAAACATATTAGATGGTAAAAGTTTTCTTGATGAAGATAATATGGCTTCAGACAGTGCAACAGGTATACCATCACAGCAATCTGTAAAGGCTTATGTTGACACTCAAATAACTGCCGAAGATTTAGATGTTACCTCTGATAGTGGAACAATCGCTATTGATTTAGATAGCGAAACTTTAACAATAGCAGGTGGTGAAGGCATAGATACTTCAGCAACTTCTAATACAGTTACGATAGCAGGAGAAGATGCTACAACTTCCAATAAAGGTGTGGCTTCATTTAGTTCAGATAATTTTGCAGTAACAAGTGGTGCAGTAACAATTAAAGATGGTGGCGTTGTAACTGCTGAATTAGCAGATGACGCAGTTACGGCAGATAAGTTAGCATCTGATGCAGTTGTAGATGCAAGTGTAGCGTCAGGAGCGGCAATAGCTGTATCTAAAACAGCTTTAACTGCTGGAACTGGTATAAGTTTATCTACAAACACTTTAAATGTAGATGCTGCTCAGACAGGTATTACTTCTTTATTAGCAACAGATATTAAAATTGGTGAAGACGATCAAACAAAGATAGACTTTGAGACTGCTGATGAAATACATTTTTATGCTAATAATGTTCACCAAGTAAAGTTAGTTGACAATGCTTTTACACCTCAAGCAGACAGTGATGTTGATTTAGGAGCTTCTGGAACATATTGGAAAGATGCTTTTATAGATACAGTTACAACAACAGGTGATGTTGATGTTGGGGGTAATATAGAACTAGGTCATGCTTCTGATACAACGATAGCAAGATCAACTTCTGGGGTTGTAACTATTGAAGGAAACACTATAATTACAACAGCTAATTCAGATGCCGCAACAACTACAACTTCAAGCAGTGATGCAGATTTTGTGTTAGTAGACGATGGTGGTGTTTTGAAAAAAATAACACCTACTAATTTAGGTATAACAGCAGGAGCGGCAAGTACAGACGATGTAGTTGCACTCAGCATAGCGTTAGGATAAGGAGAAAATTATGGCAGATGACGCAGTAGCAAGTATTCAGGCAACAGTCCTGCCCGATGAAATTGCAAAAACAATATCAGCAACGATGACAATTACACCTGCTGATGCAAATGATAAATGGTATTACAAATTAACAAGTGTATCAAATTCAAGTACAGATTTAATAGCAGGTGATTTTATAGATTATACTGCTGTAGATGATGACACGGCAACAACGGCAGTTCATGCAAATGATAAAGCTAAATTTCTTTTTATCAAAAATGTTAATAGTTCTGATGCAAGTATATATATTTGTTTTGATGGAGGGACAGCAGCTTCTGATTTAGTTGATGGTGTAACGATTGGTCAAAATGAATTTTTTTGTGCTAGATTGCCAAATACAACAGTAGCTAATATTCATGCAATATCCTCTTCTGGAACTGTAACTTGTGTTGTAGCAGCTTTATTAGATGATGTAGCGTAGGGGGTAGACAATGGCTAATACCTTTAAAAACAAGGTTTATAGTGGAACTAACACTTCGGCTAGTGCCAATATGAATGTCTATACAGTCCCATCAGCAACTACCACAGTTGTTATTGGATTAACTTTAGCTAACACAGCCTCTAGCCAAATAACTGCAAGTATTAAATTAAGTGCAGGTCAAACTGTATTTCTTGCAAAAGATATACCCATACCCTCTGGTTCTGCTTTTGAATACATGGGTGGTAACAAAATTGTTATGCAGACAGGACATACTCTGTCTGTAGTTTCAAATACGGCAGATAGTTTAGACACAGTAGCTAGTATAATGGAGATAACTTAATGCCTTTTATTGGTAACGATCCTTCACCAGCTTTTGAAAGTTTACCAACTAGGCAAGAATTTAGTGGTGATGGAAGTACAACTACTTTTACTTTAAATCAAACTGTAAGTTCAGAACAAGAAATTGTAGTTTCTGTTGATGGTGTGGTGCAAGAACCAACTGGAGCTTATACAGTTCCAGATGGAACAACTTTAACATTTAGTGCGGCTCCAAGCTCTAATTCTGGCAATAATATTTTTGTTATGTTTTTTGGTAGAACTTTTGGGACTATTACTCCAGCCGCAGAAAACAAAGGTAACTTTAAATCTGGTGGTATATTTAGGACTAACTCACAAAGTTTAACTTCTAATGTAACAATAACTGCAACAGAAAATGCTCAAGTTACAGGTCCTCTTACAGTTGCATCTGGTGTAACACTTACAGTTGAAAGTGGTGGAAGGTTGGTAACATCGTGAGTGTAATAAAGGTAGATCAAATACAAGGTTCAACAGGCACAACTGTTACCATACCTTCAGGAACGACAATAGTTAATTCAGGTACTGCTACTAACTTTGGTTTGGCTGACACCAATTCTAGTTCATCTAGTTTAACGAAACAATGGATAAATTATAAAGGCACTGATACTAACACAGTTAATGATAGTATGAATTGTTCATCAGTTACAGATAGTTCGGCTGGAAATTATAGACCTGTTTTTAGTAATAATATGGATAATGGCACTTATGCTCTAAGTGGTGTTAGTGATGGAAGGGGGTCTGGAGATACCCCAGATGATGGCACATTTGTTATAGGCACATCTAGTACATACAGTATTACTCCAAGTTCTTCTACTTATGGTGTTCTTTGTTGTCAAAATAGTAATGGCTCAAGGGTGGATTTAGATAATGTTCATATGTGTATAAATGGTGATCTTGCATGAGTACCATAAAGACAAACACTTTAACAGGTACAACTACAGCAGGTTCTATATCTGTTACAGGAGAGGGTAATTCTACCACGACTAACTTACAACAGGGTTTAGCTAAACATTGGATTCTTTTGAATGGCACAAGCACTATTGCTGTAACTGACTCGTTTAATAATACATCCATAACAGATAATGGAACAGGGGATTACACAGTAACTATTGCAAATAATATGAACAATGTCACTTTTTCTGTAACAACAGGTGGTGCATATGACGAAGATGGTTCGGCACAAGGTAGACAAGGTCCTGCATCTTTAGAAAAAACTACTACATCCTTTGATTTACATTGTGCAAGTAATACTACAACAGCAGATGATTGGGAATCTCCAACTGCTCAAACATTAGGAGACCTAGCATATC